CTAACTTATGGGTTGTTCTGGCCACTCAATATCTGGTGCAGTGCTAGTATCAACACGGGTTAGTAATACACGGTATTTCTTCCACGTTTTAAGTTGTGCTACTTCTTCAGTTGTGGCTATATCCAGCTCAATCGCATCATTTAACGGGGCTATTTTGTCAGCGGACAGCGCTAAGTAAACAGACTTTTGAGCAGCAGCAAAGGCTACCAACTCTTCTTTTGTAGCTGCTGGAATATCAGCCCAAAATGGTAGTCCATCATTACCAACTGAGCGCACCTTTCCAACTGGCGATTCTGATGCCGAAAATTCATCATAAACAGAATCAGGAACAAAAATACAATCATCGGGCCACACACCATGAAACTCATAAGTAGAACGCTCAGATTCAGGGTAAAACGCGTTATTTTTTGCACTATAGTTATACATATTAAATACCCTCTGCGCGCCAGAAATAAGCGCTAGCTGAATTAGTGACAGGAGAGGTTGCCATCATTGTTCTGCATCTGAAGCCTAAATTTGTCATTGTTGTGTCATCCAATACTATAGATTGTGCATATGACGGATAAGCCCCTTCTCGAAAACCGAAAATTATTGTGAATGGACGATTAGAAAACGCAATCGGAAACGTCACATTAGATAAACCATTACTCCCGATTGCCGATCCCCATTGAGTTAATAGTCCAGACGGCTCGCGTTTCCAACCATTTTGAGCAAGATTTGCACTAAACATAATGGAATGCTTAAACACCCCATCACCCGTGGCGTGCCACATTTTATTTTGTTCAACAATAAAAGTAGCGCTTTCAGTGGGTTTCAATATAAGACTTTTTACTGTGGACATGGGTATTGATATGCTATTACTTGAGTTACCCACGGAGATAGTAATATTGGTATCTTTGACATTCCAGATCGTTATTGTCTGGCCGCAGCTATCTATGTTGCTGATATCAGGCAAGGTAAAAGACGACGGGCAACTTTGGTCAACCCAAAAACGGGAACCGAAATACTCAGTAGCTATTGCTGATGTTGATAGCATACTGACATCCGAGTAAGCAAAACCCTTACCAGCAATAATTTGGTTAAGCGCTTTCAATAACTGATTTTTTTTACTTAAATCAATACTCATCCCCGCACTTTCTAAAACAGTTAAAATCTCTGATTGTGTCGCCTGTGTGGCTTCCTGCATATCATTAAGCCACTTAGCAGTAGCAATTGTCCCTAGCTCACCCGTGAGCGGATTTCCGTCATGAAATAGCCCGTCGGGTGACTCAATTGGTGGAATGAGTTCTTTCATTGAATATCCTCAAAATATTTAAATACCACGTAGGTATGTGCGGGTTTTAAGTCGTTAAAAATGGTTTCTATAATTGCATCGCCAAAGCTTGTCAGGCGTTCGCCTGCACGGCTAATACCCGCTCTGAATCGATAAACTGGCGTGCTACTACCAAAGATATTGACCTCCCAGACATGAATGATGTCAGGAGAGTAAATTCTATCGCCAGCACGGCCTTGACCTGCTCTGAATGGTTGTGGTTCATTTATAGTGATGGTGTAACCTAAAGAGGCGGCTAGACGGGTAAAATACGGAACATTCAGGCCACCCGTCTCAGCCAGCTTGGCAATAACACGTTCAAGTCGTTGCTGGTAAGTCGATTCATTAGGTGGAAGTATGGCCAGTAGACGTTCCCAGTCGGATAATAGATTACCGGCATAAAATGGGGTTATTGCCCCTAAAACGAGCTGGGCATGTTCTTTTACCTTGTCGAGTTGTATCCCTTCGGCACTCAATTCAGTCTTAATGCGCAGGCCATTAGGGTCATAGCTGACAGGAGGAAGCAATAATCCGAGTAACTCAGCGCTATTCATCTGGATACCCGGTATCGATGTGACCCACTCGGATCCATTCCAATACTGTCGCAGAAATGGCGGCGCTTACATTTCTAGCCGGGGCTACAATATCAATATCCGTAATGCCCGGTATAGTGAGTATTAGTGCAGATATCTGAGCGCGGATAAGTGGCTCACCCGGCTGTAGCCGGTTTACGGCCATTGTAACGATGGATGTGATCTGGCTGGTAGCGTCATTAAAATTGATGCCATCCAGTGTCATATCAAATTCAAAATCAACGGGTTTTATAGTCGGCGAGAATACATAAGCATTACTTGCGGTGACTGGACGAACGTTGTCTATGTAATCTTGAGTTGCTTTGATAATTTCATTAGACGGCAAATTATCGTTCGATGTAATAGCAATATCGACCGTTCCCAGCCCCCGGCGCAACGGATAGACAAACGCCCCCGTGACACCATCCACTTCCAGTGCCCAACGCCGATAATCGTATCGATTGCCTCCCGCCGGTGGTCGGCGGATCAACTCAAGGTATCTAGCCAGTAAAGCAGCATCGGTTTCAGACTCGGTACCACCAACCATAATGCCAACCATCACCGCACTATCAATACCATAAGGGGCACTGACCAACGTCGCCCCCAAGACGCTCGTCATATTGCCTCCGGTACCTGCCGACGACGATGAAGCGCGCATAGTCAATTGACCGCTTTCAGGAAGAGTGCCTCCCTCAGTCGTAATCCAAGCCAGGCTATCACGCCGAATTTCCAGCCCGACATTGACGGGAGTACCTGGCTCGCCGGTTAATGTGATATTACCGGTGGCGGTGGTGGCTACCTTTCTTCGCAGTCCGCGCGTTCTCGCGTGCAGTTCCAGATTATCGCTGTCGGCGGTATCCGCAAAGATTTGGCGAACGATCCAGCGCTGGTCACGATATAGGCCATCTATCGCACTGGCGACAGCGGAAGCCCGAACATGATAATCACTGTCGGGGGTGATGTCGGCATCCGGACGCTGATTGCGAATATCCCGTAACTGGTCATCACGAATTTGCTCAAATTTAGGGGTTAAATGTGGCATTAAATAACCCTCACAGGGTGTTTAAAGGTGGCTTCAGTACCCGTCGCCTCGATAACCGTAATCAGTAACAGTAACCAGCCGGGCTGATAGCGTTCGGCAGTGACCGTGATGCGCTGAGCGCGTTTATCTTTAAGTAAGGGCTGTAATGCCTGTTCAGCATATTGCTGGGCAAGTTTGTAAACGCGGGTGACGTCTTTTTCTCGCTGGAGCTCATACAACCGGGAACCTAATAACGGGTCAGCCCAGTAAGACCCCAGAGGGGTCATTAGACGCAGATACACGGGATTCTCTAGCCCCTGAGAGCGGGAGCCTGTGTAATCGCCGGTTGAGGTATTAATGAGCATATCCATGCAGCCATTATTGCCGCACGGATAAAAATAAGAGAGGTGATGGGGTTCAGTGGGTCGGATTACTGCTTAGGTTCTGAGGTTGTGCCACCGGAATCACCGTCATGAATATGACCTTGAACGCTGACTTTGCCCGCGACGATATCTTGCGTTGCTTTTATGCCGCCGTCAACTGTTGCGCCACTCCCTCCCGATATTGCCATCCCACCTTGCCCGGTAATTTTACTCTTGGCCGTAACTTGCTCACTCGCGGTCAGCATAGGGGTATTAAAATCAGCGTTATTCGAGGCATTCACTTCATAGGTTTTACACTTAATACGATAAATGTCGCAATCGACATCAATAATACGACCTCGCTTGAGGACAATCTTTGCACCTTCATCGGTATAGATGGCCACCTCACCCGTGACCAGCCCCTTAATGCGATATCCCCCGTGCTCAGTCGCAATAATTACGCTGTGGCTGGTCATTCCATTTAAGGGTAAGGCAATCACCTGAGTACCGGCGGGCGGGTTAGAAGTGAAACCGTAATGCTGATACAGCTCAGCATCCTGAAACGTCTCCCCAGCAAGCCCTTCACCCTGAAGGGTCTGCACTGAGCCCGCGCTGTTAACGCGGGTTAAAACGCCCCTAAAGGCTTGTCTAATGCCACTTAATGCACGTTGAACTTGGGCTTTAATGGTACTGGCTTGCATCATGGCAAATCCCCTTTATTTATTACTGGCATCAATGATGGCCACCTTGTCTGATTTCTTTTTGCCTTTACGTTTCTTTTTCTTCTCAACGTAGGCGTCGGGGATAAACACACCGTCATACTTAAGCCGGAGCTGGGTGATTGTTCCCCCGGAGCGGCCGCCCAGAAAACTCCGCCCAATCAGGAAATAAACGTCGTCGATATCCATCGGCTCACAGATGACATGAATACGCTGGCCAGGCTGCCATAAGATGCCGTCAGATGTCCGGTGACCATGAACCTCACCGACCAAGTCAAAGCTGTTTAACTTCGCATCAGACATGATTTTTCGGGCGCGGTACCGGAGCTGCTCCTGGTTATCGATATCACCACAGACCACGATATTGGGACGGTAATAAGGAACATCAGGGTCGGTGACGACCACCTTCAGGTTATGGGTGCCGACTTCCGGACTGCTGCTGACATAAGCAATATCATCGTATTCATCCTCACTGGGTTCACTGGCACTACTCAACGAACGGGCCTGACGACCAGTTGAAGAATTTGACGCATCAATCACGGCGACATCGCCTTTTTTGCCTCGTTTGCCCTGAGCATGACCTTGGCCCAATACCGTCAGTTCGGAATAACACCCCAGCACGGAGTCAGTTTCATCCAGCGATATCAGGTTATTTTCTTCGCCGTCGAAACGCATAATCAAGGTCGCGACTGGCGGTTGGGTATAGTCTACGCCGCCAACGACTAACGTTCCGTCAGGTTCAAACCACGGCCACAGACCTCGGGCCGCTGCTGCTTTCTCCAGCGTATCCCAGGCTTTCTCACCGGGCTCGACCGTGATTTTATCGGTCTGAATGGTGCTGTCGGCATCGATACGTATTTTTGTGATACCTAACGGGCGCACCACGTTTGCAACAATTTCCTCAAGACTAAGCTGCTTAGCGGTGAATATCGGCGTTGTACAATCCATCAGAATACCGGCTTTATCCCGACCATTCAGTGAGAGTACGACCTGCTTGCGGGCAACTGAGCGCTGACGGCGGTCAATTCGCCCCTCTAACACCACATCATCGCCCACTTTAACCAGTACCGGCATACCTTTCTTAATGTCATTCGGAAAGATACCGTCAGGAATACCCAGAGACACACTCCAACCATCAGCCGGGATAAGAAAATCAGACTCAATGCAGTACCGGTTCCAGTCACTTCGGGACTGACCGTTCACCACAATGGTGACTTTATCCGGATCGATATCCTGCTCTGGCTGCTGCTTATCGGGCGTAGGCATAAATTAACTCTCCGGATTGAATGTTATTGACGTCGCGCAAATGAGGATTAAGGCGCTGGAGCTCGTTGGCACGGTCATAATTGCCGTACCATTTATGAGCCAGAAGATGAAGATTACACGGGCTTTCAACCAGCCGACGTACCAGCGGCGGGCGCGCTGTTATGGCGGCGTTCCCGAGGTTTTGGATATCCAGGGCGATACCTTTCATGCTGTCGATCAGTGGCTGCCAGCGGATGGCGATATCAGTTTCAGCACTGCTGGCAATATCCAACGTCGGGGTATACACCTCACGAACGGTGTCAATGGCCAGTTGTAACGTCACCCGGACATCATTAACAATCAGCTCAATATCGTCCGGAGACAGAGTTTCAACGATATCCTTCTCACTCAAGATATTGGCCGCATTACCGGCCAATGAGGCGGCGGTTTCAACGGCCACGGCCGCAACCAGTTCTTTAATATCATCCACGGTTGCACCGTTGGGAATGCCGGTCGGCGAGTCTTTTTCGCCGCTAATCAGCGCAGCCGGCAGATGGATAACCTCATCATGCAGGGCCTTCGTATCTTTCCAATTGGCAACGATGGTCGAGCCGCTATAACTGCTATAGCTGCCCTGATTATTTTTGATACTGGATGTAGAGTCATGAGATTTGAAACTGAGCGCCGAGCGTAAGTCACTCAGGAAGGCTGACGGGTAGTTTAGAAAGTCCCGAACGCTACTGATAAAACCGACAATCTCACCGCGCCAGATTGTCACCATACCCACCATCGCGCCAAGCAATGCTTTAGCCTTGGCCATGTATTTCTGAACCATCCGGATAGGGGCCATAATGGTATCGAACAAGTCTTGAGCCATATCCATCAACCCCTGAATTTTATTGAAGAGTTCATCAATAAACGAGGTCGAGTATTCATTGGTAAAAAAAGGATTACCGGGAGTGCACTCAAGAAAGACCAGCTCAACAACGCAGTAATCAGGCATATCCGCTTCATGATAGGCCCCGTACTCAATGCACTGCATGTTCGGCATGGAACCGAAAACAGGATGAATCAGCTCATCACCGCCGTATTCATCCAGAGCTGCAATCAGCGCCTGCAAATTCTGTTCGTAAGTATCACCCCAAAATACAGCAGTCATACGCAGATTACGGGGCTTGCGTCCTAAATCCTCTACGTCACCGCCGTCCACATAAGGATACTCATGGACAGCCACATCCCGGCTACCGGTATCGCGAGTGCAAATAACATCAAAAGTGACCTTGCGAAATGAGGCCGGGAGCATTCCATCTGACCATGACATTATACCGGCCCTCCGGGTATGCCGCGCTGGCTTTGGGTATTGTTATACTCGTTAACTATTTCAGCCACTTTCCGACCGTCAATCTCAAGCTTTGTTGTCACCTGAACCGGCTGAGGTGGGGGTTGCAATGAGCCCGTTGGATTGATATTTAGCGACGTGGCGGCGAGTACTTTTTTAGCCATCTCATCAAACGGGTTGACCTGAATAGCGCTGATAGGTTGCGTCTGCTCATCACCATTCCACACCTGTTTAATGGGTGAAAAAACTTTATCATCCAACCATTTGTTAGGGTTGAATCCTTTCTCTTCGAGCCATCCGTTGATTTTTTAGCCTCGCGCGTCGCCTTTTTCCTTGGCTAAGTCCGCTGCGGACATACCTCTTTTCGCTGCCTCTTCCTTGATATTCCATTGTTCTGTTACTAATGCCAGAGCGGTATCAACAATCCCTGTACTCATGTCGGGTTTATCAAGTTTATCGTCATCATCTTTACCAAAGAGACCACCCTCAGGCCAATTGGTGACTTCGACAGGTATCGCGCCAGCTACGCTCTGAGTCAAGCCCGGTAAGCCCGGAATACCGATACCGCTTTTAGAACCAGGGAACTTGAGGCCACCGCCATTCCCACCCATTCCACCACCGAGCATTTTAATACCACCAAAGACGGCCGCTGCTGCTGCCATCGCTTTAATGGCATCGGTAGCACCGACGACAATGGTTGTTAAGCCTGGATAGGCGCTACTGTATTCGGTTAATTTGTCGGACAGGTCGCCGAGAGCGTTAGATAATGGATCCATAGCCTTAATTTCGGCAAAGTCCTTGGCGTTATTCAACTGATTAACCTTGAAGTCAGGTGTGCTTTTCATTACCTCAAAACCAATGTCAACCGCAGATAATTCACCGGGCTTAAGATTACGTTGTGCATTACTTTTATCCGCAACCCCTTTGGCATATTCACGATTTGACCGATAGCCCACTAATGCCATCATGGCTTGCTGATCACTAATTACAGAACCGGCAGCAGAACCATCAAGAGTTTTCTTCATGGATGTATATAGTTGTTCTTTTTCCGTCCCTTTAGCTTGCAGATAGCGTTTCTCCATCTTTTGATACGCAGGGTCATTGGCAACCACGGTATCAACAATATTCATAAACGCATCAAATTGATTAGTACCTTTTCCCTTAGCTTCTGCCAGTGTTCCCGGAAGGTCGATCCCCTTACCATTAACTTTAACTTTAGCTAACGCGCGTTTAGCATCTTGGCTATTCATTTTGGTCAGCAGGTTAATCATATTGGTACCCGCCTCATCGCTGGATCCTGCTGTAATGGCGGCAGCCTGATTAGCACTCAATATGGTAGCAAGGTCATCCAAGCCCCCCATACCAAGATTACCAGCAGCGGCAAATTGTTTCGGCAGCGAACGGGCCATATCCGATAGCTCAAAACTACCTTCCTGACCCGCGACAAGAGTCATATTCAGCGCCGTGGCCATATCCTCATCTTTAATACCAAAGGTCGTCTTAAGCGCTTTCATAATATTAACCACGTCTGCCGGTGCCGCTTCTGCTGATGTGGCAAATTTTTGGATGACAGGTAATAGGGATTTAGCTGAATCAATATTTACAGCGCCCGAAGCTAACATGATGTCCAATGCCTCTGCGGCTGTTTCTTTTGAACCGCCACTTTGAGTGACCGCACCTTCAATCATTGTATCCATGTTTTTCATGCCAGCTTGACGTTCTTCAACACCGCCATCGGCATAAGCGGTATTAGCCATCAATGCTAAACGCTTTTTGTAGGACATATTATTTCGCACTGGCTGAGCTATCACTGCACTGGCTGCGGTAATCCCGCCAACGATAGCGCCACCCGTTAAGGCCATGCCTTTGGCGCGCTGAAACATCGACATCTGTTGATTAACGCCACCAAGCTCGGTCTTCAGGGAGCCAATGCGCTTTTGCATACCGGCATAGGCGCGGGATTGTTCATTCGCTGACATCGTGCCAGATCGGGCGAGACGGTTATAAGCCGCTTCGGTTTGCTGAATTTCACGACGAATTTGTTGTTCAGAACGGATACCTAAAGTCGAGCGGGCCGACGCAGAACGGCGCATTTCGTCGGCCAAGGTGCGACTGGCTTTGATGCCGGTGTCTGCGGATTTCTTCTGCTCGCCGGCAAGTTTATCCGTGGCTTTTTGGGCGGCCGTTGAGCCCTTAACCACATCTTGCAGGGTTTTGTTAATGACCTTCGAGGCGTTATCACGAGCAAACAGGGTGAGCGCAAGATTCAAACCACTTCGTGACATCCTTAACCTCTCTTCTTACGTTTTGAGACCACGCGTTTACGGGTGGTTTTGGTGCCCTGACCACCGCGAGAGCGTTTTCGCCCCTTCACGATGGCCAGTGCATCAAGATAACCATTGAGCTCCGTGTCGGTCATCTGACCTATTTGCTGTTCACTGACGCCGCATTCACCGAGGGCGAGGACAACGGTTCGATATCCGGCAAGGAGTTCACAGCGGCCAACCTCTTTTTTTTAGCGTCGGCAATGGCGGCGTTGATAATGTCCAGGTCAGTATCAACCAACCCATCAAGCAACAACGTCGGCGTGATATCCTCCTTAGGAATATTCCCTAACGAGACCAGCGCCGAGGCCATGACTGCCACACGATAACGCATATTTGCGGCGGGGCTCTCGGTCTCACCGCACGCGTCTTGGGTATCGGTCAGGGCGGCAATGGTGTCCTTGATGACCGGAAGTCGCACATCAAACACCCGATGGATAACGCCACCAAACTCAACGCCGTAAACCAGTTTTGGCTTTTCCTCTATCACTCGATCACCTCACGTAATGCCATCATTTTGATATCGCGACGCGCTTCACTGTCTACCGTGTATTTCGCGCCGACGTCGGTGGTAAAACAATCCAGGTAAGAGGTGCGCTTACCACCGCTACCACTGAGCGGATAGAGCGTCAGCTTTGCCCCTTCAATGGCCATCCAATCAAGGTCACCATCCAGCGGCACCACAACGGATAAGTTGATTGCAAATTCAGCAATACCCCGCGAGAAGCCTTTAGCCCGACCCGTCTTGTTCATGGTTTTGACGAGTTTGCGCCCGGTGGTGGTCTGGATATCCGCATCGACCACCTCCAGTTCTCGACCATCGAGCTCCAACACGATGGAGCCTACATATTCATCTGCCATAGATAACTATCTCCTACAGATACAGGTCGATACGACCGGCCATAACATGAAGACCATTGACCACATCCGCAGGAATGGCCGCGTTGATCCGATTTGGATCTTGTTCGTCACGCTCAACCAACAGCTTTTCAAGGTTGGCGGCGACACGCTCAATAATTTCAAGCGCTTCCAGCTTATACAGCACGTCAATGGTTTCGGATCGAACCTTTGGCGGTGTACGCTCGCTGAGTTTTTCACGCGGAAAACGCAGCTCCCAACGCTCAAGGATGGCTTTACGCACATAATCCAGCGTACGGATGGTGGTAATATCCAGCAGTGAAATATCATCCGCGCCGGCGTCATTGACCATATAGGTCGAAATGGCCCGCACGATACGCACCTTGTCACCGGCACCCACTTCCAGCGGCGTCAGACCGTTATACAGCGCGGCTTCTTGCTCCGTTCGCCCTGGGCGAGATTCCAGCGGGGTAACATCCAACCCCAAGACAGACAAAGTGTTATAAGGTCGAGCGGGATCTTCTTCACTGGCCATGACCGCGCCATAGCCGGCCGCAATCTCAAACGGCGCCATCACAGAACCGTTATGCCAGGCAACCGAGAATCGACCCGAGTTAATTTTTCGGGTCAGGGTTGTTCCGGTTGAGAACGATTTACGCCAGCCGGCAACGCCGATAGCGCCACGTTGCTCCAGAGGGTGGCTCACTGCATCAAGATGATCGCGAAATGCCGTGATAGCTTCATCAGTGGCATACGGACAAATCAGGATGTTATGCCCGCCAGCAAAGACCGCCGCTAAGACGTCTTTCACATCTGGGTCAATAGCGCCGCCTGACATGGGGGTCAGGGTGGAGGTGATGCCGGCGACGGTTGACGCTACCCGCAAAATAATGTCATTACTGGCCGCCCCTTTATTTCGGGCGGTCAGGACGACAGCCGCTTGGCTGACTTCGGCCGTGAGCGGTAAATCCAACAGCTTACTGACTGCCGTCTGTAATGTGGCCATGAGTGTTTCAGCCGTATCACCATTGCGCGCAGAAATATCAACGCGCGTTTGCCCCACATAGAGACTGATGACACCACTACCACTCGCGGTACCCGCAAGCTTGACCGAACCAGATGCGGCAATCGCCTGAGCGTCATCAGGAATGCCAATAATGCTCAGGTTCAGATACGGATTCGCCTTAATGGCACGCTCCGCCATGATGTGTGCCATCGAACCACGACCAAATAGCTCAGCGGCCATAACATCAGAGAACACCGTATGGGATTGCAGCGGCTCCGCCGTGCCGGTAGGTAACACCTGCCCCACAATCAGCACTAATTGACGGTTAGCCGGTAAGGTACTGACGGCCAGACGGGTATTAAACTCAATATGCTTACCCGGCTTGCGGATACTGCTTTGGATTTGGTCAAAAGAAATATTTTTACTGGCCATCCGTCCCCTCCGGTTTGGTTTTTTCTTTCGATTTCGCGGCGGCCGGCAGCGAGCTCTGTGCAGTCACTTCGGGAACCGGGTCATTGACAAGGTCTTTGCGAAGTAAATCACCACAGGCCAGGCAGCGACGGTAATACGCATTATCAGGGACAGGCACAATCGCACCGTCCGTGATATAGCGCTTAGGGTCATCGTGCAGCGGAACATCCACCCCGACTGCGGCAATGACATTAATGGTCTGGGTCATAATTAACGATCCCTTCTATGTCAGGAATTAACGGACTATTCACTTCATCAATACTGGCGTGAATAGAATGGAGATTTGGATAAGGCTCACTACCTTGACCGCCGTACCGGGTAAATAAATAATCCGGATGATTGACCATCTCTTCAGGTGGCCGTGTTGGCGGTGGAATATCAGGATAACGCCCGGCATCTAACGCCAACTCTATCCAGTGGGTATCAAACTCACAGGCAAAAACTGAAATAGCCTGATGCTCCAGTGCGGTGTTAAACAGGGTGCGGACTCTCCCTGGCATCAGGGCATCAATTGATAACCCTAAATCCTGCCCGGACAGCAGCCGGCGAACGGCGTAAACCAGATTGTTCGTACCGACCTCTGTCGAGTGAGCGCCACCGTGTCGGGACGCTTCCTCCCCGCGAACGTTGGTATCACCGACCATCACCACAAAACGACCATGCGCCCGGTACTTCCGCCTGGTTGTGTTGACGGGCTCGGTTTTCTGGATCCCCCCAAAGGTGACCCAGGCACCCGGTAACACCCGGACAACTTCAGCCAGACCCGCATCCAGTTCGCCACCGTAGCTCTGAACGCCATCGACCATGCGCCCCATGCCTTTGGTGAGACGCGCAATGATGGCGTTCTCAATCTGCGTGATGATCAAAATGCACCCCCGTGAGTTTTATCTCGGCCAAACTGACGGCCACCCGAGACGAATCGAGCAGCGTTATTGGTTCGGGCGGAACCGGCTTCACCCGGCCCGAGACGAATAACACCTGACGCCACCTTCTCCAGATACCGAATGGCATCTTCGTAACGCAGACGAATATCATCCGTGAGCTGAACACCACCGGAACCACACAACTTGTAGCGGGCAATATCACAGCAACGGTCACGTAACGCTTCAGGCACAATCGACGGTGTCAGCGGCAGTGCATAACGCCCCCCGATATAGCTGTCGATTTCCGAGGCCGCACGGGCCAGAGATTTACCCACAACCACCAGGTCAATTTCACCGCGCCGGTCACGGTCAGTGAGCTTAATCAGCTCAGCCTGGCCGAACACGTCCTGCATATCCTGAAGCGTCGCGTACATTACTTACCCTTACTTGGTTTGGTCGGGGTGTCGCTGATGGCACCGGCGGTGGTATCAGTCGCCACGCTGTCAGCACTCAGGTAGTCACTGAGTTGATCGAACTGGGCCTTTAGCTGGTCATACTTCGCTACTTCAGACGCCAGCTTCTGGTCGAACTCCGCTGCCAACGTCGCTTTTTCTTGCGCCAGGCGACCCGCAAACAACGCTTCAAAACGGGCCCGCTCGTCATTGACGGCATCAGCAATAACAGCGGCGGTATCCGGCAGGAACTGCACGATCAATTGTGGTTCCGCCTTCAGCACATCAAGTTGATCCGCCGTAAAGTGGCCAGCCGCGTAGTCGACCGGTGTATCCGGGTGAGATATCCCGCAACGGTTAAACCCGTTGCGTTTTGCAGTGATACGAATTTTCATCATGCCTCCGTCCCGGTTGATCCATAACCCATCTGCCAGAAGCCATAACCTGACTGGCCGCGCGCTTCCACACCAAACTTGTATTCCGCCTTCATAAAGACGTCGTCGGAATCCATATTGGTCTGAGACACAAACTCAGGGGCTTCACGCTCCTGGAAGATGAATGGCTTGATGATTTGATTGGTATCAAACAAGAACCATTCTGTATCGGATTCCAGCTCATCCACCACCATCAGTTCGGCAGTACCCTTGTAGATATTTTTGGTGCCATCAGCGAACTTCTCTGACTCCAGCAGCATACGGGCTTCATCTTCCAGCGCCGGCGGCACCACCAACAGGTTAGGTTTAATTTTTAGCGGTGCGCCTTCTTCGTCCTTGAACTTGCGCATAGCGGTACGGGCTAAACCATAACTGCCCTGAGCCTTGGCGAGCGTCGCGGCGGACAGTTGCTTCTTGCCTGTATTGGACACAAACAGACTACCGACCGGATGATCCGTATCAAAGTACGGTTGACCGTCATAACACAGGTTGGTGAAACCACCGTGAAGCAGCGCAAAGACCAAATCACCGGGCCACTCTTTGGCAGACCGCCCGATACTTTCGGCCGATACGCGATAGCCGGCTAACTGATTGTCTTTGATGTGGTTGCGCTTAATGGCGACCGTAGCCTCAAAGTCTTCATTGACCAGGGTGTACTTGAACGCCCCGAGTGCTTTGACGGCCTTTTCACCAATCCACTTGCGCAGTTTCGGGAAGCGATCCAACCACCAGTAATGCTCCTCACTGGTCGTGGAGGTGACTTTCATGGCCAGCTTTTCCCAGTCGCTGTCCGTCTCTTTGAACGCCTTTTGGAACAGAGTTCGCAGGTTGACGTAAATACCTTTAACGGTTGCTAAATTAATAATCACAGTGGATCCCTTACTAAATGAATACCCAGACGCCATCAGCGTCGATAAACAAAACGGTGCCGGCAACAACATCACCAACGGCGGCAACAGACTGGCTGTCAGCGATATAACAGGGCTTACCGACCAGCGCTTGTGTCACGGGTGATGCACCATTATTACTGAAGGAAAAGGCCTTACCTTTGCGCACCAGAATAGACTGGTCACCGTCACTGCCGGTGCTGTTATCCACAAACTCGGTGGCCATTCCCAGCGATGTCAGACCGGTGGCATTGCTGCCCATGACGGCATAGCCGCGGGCATTAGCGCACACCATATGCCCAGCATGGATGCGGGCGGCGGCGGCCATCAGAACGCCGAAGAGCGCGCCATCGCGATACGGGGTTTTACGATCCATTAATTCTCCTCCTTCAGATTGGCGGCAACTTCACTCGGGTCTGTACCCATGATGGAACAGACTGCTAAGGTCTCGGCATCCAGGCCGTGGGTTTTGTCTTCCGGTAAGGGGGGTTCATTCCCGAGGGTCTGAGTACGGCCCAGTGCCGCAATCGGTTGGGCTGACTCAAGATACGTGGTCAATAAAGCCGGGTTGGTCTTACCCAACTGGCTCGCCCAATCTTTCTGCGCGGGCATTAAACGGCCATCAGACAACGCAGCCATAATGGTTTCGTCCAGCTTTTCAGCCTGACGCTCAGCCGTGAGTGCGGCGACCTGGTGTTGCAGCGCAATAAGCTGCTCCAACGGCACCATGTTGTTGGTGTTGAAGGCACTTAATGACGCAACTGATGCCGATAAAGTGGCAATTTGTTGGTCGTTGTCGGTCAGTATCTGCAATAAATTGACACTGGCAGCGGCAGTCCCTACGCCGCCAGAAAGGCGGTCGATCACTTTTTGCAACTCGGCTATCACTTCTTCTGCCGTTGAGGTAATGGGCAGGTTTAGCATCCAGCGGAGATTTTGAAGAAAGTCTTCCATCTGAGAGTTCTCTGTGTGGGTGGTGGATAACGAGACGAGATAAGAAGCGGCCGCAAGCATGACCTCATCCATACCGTCTAGGGCTGGGGTGTTGGTGAGGGCAGCGTGTAAAACTTCAATCACACGCCCGTTTTTGTCATACAGAAATACGGCTGAAATGTAGCGGTATTCCTTTGCAGCAATCATCGTCGCTGCGTTCTCTGTCCACCGGACGTCGGTGGCAAACAGACCTGTTTCGTCATCCCACTCCATCTGCTTAAACCAGCCAGAGGCCGGTGCGGGTTGACCATTTTTAGCGGACTTTAATGTCTGGTGTTCGTAGTCGATAGCCAGATCATTGGTTTTTCCTGCTGCTCTGGCGATAACGGATGCGGCAATATCCGCATCAATAAACCAACCATCACACTCAAAAGGGCGACCGTCAGTAGCGCGAAAGTGACCGGCCGGAAGCAACTGGATTCGATTGCCGGTATGAGAGAGTTCAAATGAGAGCGTGGCGATTTTTAGTTTCATGCCGCCATGATGGCAGCGAATATTTTGGACAGAGAGATGATGGGGTTCAGTGGGTTAACGCTGGGGTAAATGGGCTAAAATTATCCTGCACGGGAAACTGAGATTTTGCAACTGCTATGCAATAGCGTTTAAACCCCGTTTAAAAATGATTTAAATCGACGATAGAGGAAATCATCATGTAGGTTATAACAAACATCTCATGAACGCCCTGAGCACCTTACAGGGCGTTTTCTTTATTTGATTATTTTAACCAAATACTCACTTACTGCATGTTCGATCTCATTGATATCATCATTGCTTAATGTCAGGAATGGACGAGCGGGCATCGTCACCTGATGCGCACCGATATTCGCTGTTTGGGAAAAGTTGGATTTAGATTTGCGGACAAACCGGCGACCGACTGACCCATCTTTATTCTGTTTAAAATACAATGACTGAGTGCGTGCCTTCTTTTTAATGACGCCACCGAAGTGGTGGATAGCAGCATATTTACTGTTGGTGCCCACAACAGCATTATCATTATCACTGAAGGCTGTGTTACTGGCAGCTAATCGGCCTTTGTCCTGCAACACCTTGCCATCTCGCTTTATCCCTAACCATTTAGGCCGGCCTTCCTGAGCAAAGTTCTCTTCAACCGCATCCGCCATAATACCGGCAATATCACGCATCAGCGGTTCCCTGTGCTGGATTTTATCCACCAGGGCAGTCAATTGATTTTCTAATTCCGCACTGTCGATTTTGATATCAATCATCCAGTCTTCCCCACAAAAGCTGATAACGCGAGGTATCGCCCAGGTTATCATCTGGGGTAAGGACGCGGGCACCCGTCACTTGGTTAGTCTTCATTTTGCCCCCAGTTCCTGCAACGGGAACATCCATCGTCATCGCGATAACCTGCTCTTCGGACTTCAGTACGTAGACCAGGGCGGGATTATCTTTCTGGATATCACGAAGAATAGCCGTCGGGTGGTAAAGGTGCTCCGGGAGCTGCTGCAAGAACGTCTTCGGTAATAGACTACCGGCGGTGTTAGGCAAGCTCTTTAATAGATGGTTATCCGTCAACGTGATAACGGCAGACTGTGGGGCTATGCCGGACTCAGACAATCGATTAATGACCTCAGGCGGTAATGCGCCAACGTGACGCTGCGCGCCCCGAACTTGCTGATTCAATAACACATTATTCACAAAGGTATTAATGTCTTTTGATAGTGCATTTAACACCGGTGTATGGCTGAGCGTTTGCTGTACCGCCTGTGAGGCCAGTGATGTAGACGCCACCGCGGAACGGTCTAGCAGATGCTGACCCAACGATGACAGGTAACCTTGTCCCGGATTGTGACCAAACCCCGCATCCGGTGTATACAATTGCCCATTAATCGGATTCTTAAAGGCTGTGACCGTACGAGTCTCACCATTGCCCCAGGCTTGCTCAACCTCGACCAGTCGCCCCTCACTGGTGTGAACGGTCAAATCGTGTCGTTCAACGTCTCGCGCTGAACGCGCACGAACCCGGCAACGGCAACGATAACCATCGGGTGGATAGAGGGTGGCCCAGATAGGATCATCAATATGGGCGATAAACCCATTTAATGCCAGATGAGCTGGACGGGTACGGCTGTCAGCAATCGCAACACGTTCAAGGTAGGGGCGACTTTCGGCATTAGCCCGCTGTTCCTGATAGCGCCCGGCATTATAAGCCGCCTGCATATTGGTTTGAAAAATGGTCTCCAGACGTCGAGGCGTTAGCTGTTTTCCCTGTAACACCCCATCCGCATCAGCGACCAACCCTTTACCCATCCAGCCTTTTTGCTCCAGCGTAGGTATCAGGTTCTTTTGAAAATCCGCCAGTGTGCCGCCATCCTTGAGGCTCACCGATAGCGCTTTGCGGATATCTTCCAGCACATCTTGCTTGAGTACGCCAGCCACCGTAAAGGCGTTAGCATGGGCGCTGGCCTCAACGTCATGCCAGTTAAACCCAAAGGTATATCCCTTAGACTCAAAATAAGCGATAGCTTCATCAGGTGGCAAGCCAATCGCATGGCGCAGATCAACCGAGTTATTCGCTGGCATTGAGCCGGCCCCAGATATCAGCGACGAACTGCGCTTGGGTTAAAATCTGGATAAGCTCGCCATCATCCAGCGCAGGGTAACTGGCGGCGATAATATCCAACGCCTCATCGGGGGACTGGCCTTGCTGTAACGCAGCAATCACCGGCGATAACAGCTTGGATATGGCTTGATTAATCACGTCTGGAATATCGGGCGCATTATCTAAGGCGACCTGAGCGGGGTCGATAAGCCCATCCTGAGTGTGACTGAGGGCGGCGAACGACCGGTAAGGTGACTGTGACAGTAGCGCCGGCGTTAACGGCGCGATCCGTTTGAGAACGGGCTCATTACTCTTCGGCTCCGGAATAGCCAGCTTCTTATGCACCCAAGAAACAGGGATAGTTTCCATACCCGCTTCAACTAACTTCGCAATCCCTTCCGCAAACGTAGTCAGGTCGGCAATCTCACGGACATCAAAGACCAATCGAGGCAGCCGGCGCGAGTTAAAATCCTGATAGCCATTGAGCTGACACAGCATCTGGATAAGCTGGCGGAATAAACCCTCTAGTTGGCGGGCGTCCGCAACGGTCAGGTCGTGCCGGACTTCGTTATGCACATTGCCCAGCGCGTTCGTGCTGCTTTTTCCGTCCGCCTGGGAGGTGAGCGTCGCCCCAAGAATGACCTTCGACACGGTTCGCTCACACCAATCAATCATCACCTGATAATTGTTGGCCTGACCTTCGGCCGCTGACTGAAAGTCGATGGTTGTTCCTTCCGGAATGATGCCGGCCGCATCATGGCCCAGCATCACTAACGCCTCAAGTAAGGTGTCTTTCTCTTCTTGCGTCGCGCCCTGAAGATAGGTGCCGACTCGGGCAGGTAATCCGTAGATCTCCAGAAACTCAGCCAGGTCACGCAAGGCAAAGTTCTTGAACAGGTACGGCCAGGCTAACACGCGAACCAGCCCAGACTCAGCAATAAACCCTGACTTCGCATTATGCTGATGAACCAACCAACCGAATGGCCAGAGCGGCGCACCCTCAAGGGAACCATCATTGAGTAACAACGTATCTTTTTGCCCTGGCGTCGTACGAAACCAAGACTGAGGTCGAGGGATGATCGCCTTAGGCAGCCATTCGTTCTGGTAGAACTCCCACTCGATCTCCTGAGCGGAGAAACCGTGGCCAATCGCATCCAGCGCATTAAGGATAATATCCTCAAAATCCGGCAGTGCCTCAAACCACTGGGCCACTTTAGCCGCCAGCGCCTTTTCTTCTGCCGTTGAATTTTTTGGCGGCTCAATGCTCCAGTCGAGCTTGAGCAGGGCATTCTTGCGCTTTTGCATTTCGGCAAAGATATGGCCATCACGCTCTTGCATATCGTTAAAAAGGCTGGCTTGCGCGGATAAATCCCCTTGCTCGGCCGCTTCCAGAATGCGGGGGAGCTTTTGGATCGACAATCCCTTTGACGGGTGCTCAGCAAAGGTACGCTTTAGGCTGCTGACCTCAGCAGTCTGTGATTTCTTTAATTCTTTTTTCGTGAATGGACGGCCATTGGCGTCCACTATTTTAGAGGCAGTCATAACTTACCATCCCCCTCGGGAGCCAAAGCGAGCACCGTCATGTCGAGGTACACGCGTAAATTGAAATTTTCCGCCAATGCCAGAGACGGCAGCGGCCCACAGCATATGCAGGCAGTCGGGGCCATCATCGTGGTCAGCTTTGGGGAAGTGCCGAAGTTGGTCTATCAGGGTTTTCTGGTTAGGATGCAGACGGATCAATCCATTCGCCATGTGAGGTTGCAGGGATTCAATTCGCAACAGCTTATCGGTGTGGGGTTGAACGGCCCGCGCCGGCACCGGAATACCCTGAGCCGCCGAACGTTTCACTAACTCAGTCCGTAGGAACTCCTGAAACTGGATAGCTTCCACAACCCATAACAGGCAGCGGTAATCCTTTTGAAAGCTGATGATATCTTCAATAATACGGTCGGGCAGACGCTTACGAATGGAAGCCTCCACCACATCCAGTATGCCGGTGGTGCGGTTGAATCCCCCGACCAGGAGCGCTGACGGGTCACGACCCGCGCCGGCTTTACCCAGACTGGGGTCACAGGCCCCGAAGAATACCCACTCGGGTAATCGGTTAACCCAAAACGTAATACAGTTGGCGAACGGGGCATCGTCACCGCTTACCGGGTCATTCTGATATTCACTGTCAAATGTTGCGCTGCCATCCCGAACGCGGATCAACATCAGATCATAGAGAGGTCTCGCGGCCCAACTGACCTTTGCGCCATCATCCATATCACGACGGTGATGGTGATAGAAGGCCAAGGCTTTATCAACACCGTCATTACGTAACACTTCTTCCCACTCATCCCAAAGTGACATATTCAGTGGCCAGTCAATGATCGCCTTAAAGATCGCCTTATTCCACAGCGGATTTTTCTGTGTTCGGGCAAGGACGGAATCATAGTGCAGGATGGTACCGATATAGACGATATCCGTCTTACCGCCAGCGGCCCCCAGTGGCATCACCGTTTTCTTCAGCCAGCTATCGAGCTTATCGCGCTGCTCAGGATTCCTGACCTGCTCGTCATTCTCAATATCATCCAGGACAACCAAGTCAGGACGATAAGCACCATGACGCAGACCACGCAATCTCTTATTTGAACCTGCTACAGTGACTTTAATATCATTGCGGGTGACGATAGTCCCCGCTTGCCAGACACGGCCACCGCCTGCAATCTCAGGAAAATCCATGGCAATACGGGGATTAAATTCAATCTCGGCCTTGATGGCTTCGAGCATCGGATACGCCTGGTCAATACTGTCCATAATGATGACCGGGTATTTCTTGATACCCCGGATAATGCACCACAGAACAAACAATTGACTGACCAGCGTGGACTTCGCCTCGCCTCGGGGTGCCGCGATAGCGTCACTCTGTCCGAGTAACTGGCTGACGATTTCCGGTAATCGGGTAAATAGATGGCGATGTAACTCACTTTTATCCTGATGGCGGACATAATGCGGAAAGTACTGATTAACGAAATACTCATAACCGGTCACCGGGTCATTCACCTGGTGGCGACGTTCCTTAACGGCGACGGGGTCAGGATCAAAACCGACACACTCCGCTTCGATAGTCAAACGCAAGCTGGCCGCATATTCGGCCAAACTCTTTTTAAACTCGCGGATAGAGAATTTCTTACTCACGAGACTCGACCATGCAAAGCGAATAGCGCAGACAGCAACATAGCCGCCTGACTATGCGACATCCCGGCGGCGATAGCACCTAACACACCCATTCGGCAACGATGCAATTCACTCTGTTTCAAACTCGTCGAAACCCTAAAACATTCACGATGAGTGCGGCGATAAATATTCATAGGAATAACCTGATAAATCCTTATAAAAGAAACAGTCGCCACCGGCGAGTTTAAATATCAGTGCAGCACTGCACCACTACCGCAGCCTGATGCGGGCCGCATAATGCTTGCATCGCTATCCACAACGACTCTTGCGGCAGTCGATCACGCCAGAAGTCAACACCAAACTGTGCCGTCAGCACATCAACAATCCGTTGAGAAACCTGAGCGTGAGTCAAGGTATCGAGTTCATTCATGATGACGTCCTCTCTATTGGGGAAGTGTCGCTCAGCGCGGCATTAATCACGCTAGCAATATCTTTTTGATAAGCAGCAAAAACCCGACCATCAGTTAATGTGATATCTGATCGGCCAACGTAGGCATCTTTTAACACAACCGAAACGACTTGCGAGGCCATGACATGAATGCCATCGCCAAGATAAATTAATTTATCCATAGGATTTCTCTATTACGTCACCAAAGGGCTCAAGCACTTCAGCGAATACAGGAAGGTGTTGCGGGTACTTCTCCGCAATAAATGTACCCATTGACTGAACCACTTCGAGCGCGATGGCCAACTGACTGGTTTCTGGCAATATGCGCTTACTGGCGGAGATGGATTTATTGTAGGCATCCGTGAGGCTGGCCAGCATATCCACCCGAGTCTCCAGCTTGACGCCTTCCGTATTATTCACTTCATCCATCAGGGTCTTGAACTGAATGACCAGGGCAAACAATAACGCCCGACTCACGTCTTCCAATCCGCCGCCCGCCATCATGTGCGCCGAACGCTGCTTATCCCAGTCGTCCCCCTTATCCGCCGATTCCTTTTTCCAGCGTCGGGCGGTCACAAAGGAGACGCCCGCCTGAGCAGCCGCAATCTCCATCGACAAGCCGTTAAATACATAGGCCTTACGGATTTGGTCGCGCGTTTCCTGAGGGTGGGCCATGACTCAGAATAACCCTAGCTTGGACTGAATGACGGCAATACCGGTAGCAACCAGAGCACCCGACAAACTACCCGCAACCGCACCGGCCACAGCACCGCTTTTCGTTGCTGCTGCCTGAATATCACTCAGGTGGTCTTCAATCCGGTCTAACTGAGCGCTGATATTTTGGAGCTCACCCACCGCCACCACTGACGAACGGCCACGAGAGCGCCTGCTTTTCTTACTTCTCATTTATCGGCTTTCCTATCCAGTTTGTTATCAATGCGTTCAATACGCTGTTTAATGTCAGTAATTAGGTCTTTTAATACGGAGAAATCCCGGTCAGCTTCCAGCCGGGGCTGGTACTTATCCTTGATTTCTTTTATTTCAGATTGCAGGCTTTTGATATCGTCTTGCAGACGTTTGATCCAAATCCCGCCAAAAAAGCAGGCCAGCCCTAAAACGAGCTGAAACGCTATGTCTAAAGTCATTTATTGCGCTCCCAGCGCCCGATAGCATTCAGTTGCTCTTCAAGTTTGTTGCAGTATTCGCCGTAGTCGGCGGCGTGGGCGAGGAGGTCATCTGGTGATAACCCGGCTTCGGCACACCCGGTTTGACTGGCATCTGTATCAGTGCCGCTGGGATGAGTGGGCAGACATTGATTATCTGTGGCGTATCCGAGTGCGGCACGGTAGAGCCGCAAGCCGTTAGCACCAAGGCCAGTATAGCCATGACCATCTTTCTGAGTTGCATTGTTGATACTCCGTTGAAGTTCTTGCTTTGTGGTCTGAAGCTGTTGCTTGACCGTTTCCAGTTCCCCCGTCACCCGCTGACTTTCTGCGGTCGCCCGGCGTTGTTTTTCCACCGCTTCGGTCAGCGCCCGATTCTGAGCTTGGGCCACTGCGGTGCGCTCTTTTTCCCAGTTGGCCTGATCAGTGGTATGAGCCAGCGTGAGTTCACTGATATCAGCCTGATAGGCTTTCTCTGTGAACCACGTTCCCGCCGCCACACCGCCTGCAAATATCGCAAGGTAGACCGCCAGTGTGATAAGCAGAGTTTTGTACTTGATAACAAGGGTAATGAAATTACTCACTGGGATTGACCTCTCGGCTTCGTTTAATGGCGGCCTGCTTAGAGGCTTGGCTTTGAGCCACCCATGCACCGAGATAGCCGATATATAACCACTCAGTTAACTCGCCTTTAAAGGTGCAATAAATCAGGGTGAAAGTGGACGCAAGGAATGCAGCGACAATCAGCGTGTCTGATGTTGACAGCCGCTGACTCGACTCATTGGTAATTAACTGAAGGAGCTTTTTAGAGAGTGACATCAGGCTACCCCCAGTCGGGCTAGACGGATATCGAACTCCGTCACGCTGGCCCAACCTTTGCGATACACTGTCTGGTACGTGGCGTAGCGACTGAACAAAGGCACTTTGTCCGTCGGCTGACCAGCCACAACTAGAGCGATATGGGCTTCCCGTGCATCTTCAAAAATCCGCAGGTAACGAGGATTTTTAAGCTCAGGCATACGTTTAATGAACTGTGCTGAGGATGCCTTTATCATGATACCCCCTGACGTTTAGCTGCTTTTACGGCCTTTCGCAGGAAGTTAAGGTCATGGGCAGCGCGGATTTTTCGCCAGGTATAATCACAGGTAAGCGCAAGCAATAAGGTCGTTAGGGCAATACCACCCAACACGCAGACGGTGACGCCAAGCAACTGAAAAATGGCCGTCATTCTGCCGCCTCATAAACCCAACTTTCAAGCGGTGACATCCCTAACGCTAACCAGCCGGTGACCTCAAAGCCCGGACAAATCTTCGTCCATTCATTAGCGGTAATTTTACCGTCACCGTTCAGGTCGGGTGATAGATCACGGTGGCCGCAGATATCAGCATTGGGGTATTTGTCCCGCAAAGACGTCACCAGCGACGCTAATGAATCCCATTGTTCGGCGGTAAACTGGTCAGTACCCACCATGCAGATCCCGATAGAACCTGTGTTATACCCTTTGACGTGCGCACCAGTTTCACCCTGAGCACGCCCAGTCTCAACGACACCATTGGTATCAATGACAAAGTGGTAACCGATATGGCGCAATTCATTATTGAAGGTATTGACGAAAGGACTGGAGCGCTGAAAGCCCCGGTCTTTGTGCCAACGGTTAATCACCTGAGCGGCGGTTTCATTGCGGGCTGCGAGTCTGCGGCCGTTCTTAGAGGCGGCGCAGTGAATGACAATACGTTTGATAGAAGCCATAAAAAAACACCATCTAATTTAAGATGGTGTTAGTGTTGAATATTATGGCTCTTCGTGCGGCGTGAAAGGGTTCAGTGGGTTAAGGGTTAGACGCATCAATAATAGCAGTTTCTTCTTTTGTTGGGCTAGGCGGTATTTTTATTTCATTGACACACTCATTACGAGAATGCAGATAATCCGCCTCCGCAGCAGCAAGTTCTTTACTCTCACTTTTCCCCAATCGAGCAAGATCTTGACGTGCTGTCCACATTGAATCGACATGATAAATCAACTCGCGGCATGATGGGAATGGTGTCTCAACCAGACTATTACCAAAGAGCTGATCGGCATCCTCCCTCAAGCGCTGTATATGTCGGCTATGTGTAGCAACCTCAGGCAACCCACGAAACTGACTATAGGCTTTTGCAATATCAATACCCAAATCGACAGTGACTACAACTTCCGTTACTAACGCTATAACATCATTAACCTGAGCGTTATACTTTTTCACCATAGCTGAATTATCTACCTGAGCGGCCCAGACAGGGCCAAATCCGAATAGCGCAACTATTATAACCATGTCTTTTAACTTCATAATTTAAATCCTTAAAATAATGAATCTTGTTTAACAGGTTGAGCGCCATTGCGTTTATTCAGTAGATCCCAAGCAAAGCGGTCTGTAAAACCATAGCGCGGACAAAGCATGGACAAGGCCATCAATACTGACGTTCCAGTACTACGTAAGTCATTCAGTTCAGCAATAAACCGCCGGTTACGCGCTTCACGAAAAGCGACGGCACAACGGGGGATGAATAAATCCTCACCGCCAAAATGTCCCATCAACTTATCAGCAGCATCTTTACCTACCGCATGGATAAGCATATCAACACGGGTCTTACCAAGCGCACTGATGCCTTTGGAGAACGGAAAGGAGACTCCGCCCAGAGCTTCTACTAATTTCAGGGTCGCAGGATAACCAATAATTTCAGCAATCTCCAGTATACTCTCAGGGAGCAGCTCTTTTAAATCTTCAAAATTCATGAACCACCTCGACGTTTAGCGTCAATAATGAGCGCCTGCATCAGCTTAGTCAGCTCCGCATAAGACAGCCATTCAATCACTGACTGCTTAAACATTTTCAGACTCATGGCCTCCGCATAATCCCAGCTACGCCCAGCAGATGTCAGTAACGCCTTGATTTTGGCTAGGGTCTTTTTCTTGCCTTCAGACACATTAGGAAGACGGCCGTAACCCTTTGCGGTAGGAATAAAGCCTTGCGTTTTCATATGGCTTAATACTTTCTCAAGCTCATCGATATTGCAGGCGGTAGAACTGGCGCGGCCAGTAATCCGATAGAGCACATCACGGTAAACCTCATCCGTCCAACATAGCGACGACTTACCGATATGGATTAGCTTAATCAGCCTTTTTTTCATAGTTCCTCCCTCTGTTGGCCTGAATAGCGATAATCTTTGATTTCTGCTATTGCTGACAAAATAAGTTGGGTGAAATTATCGCTTAACATATCGCTGAAACCATCATCACCGGAGCAAGCAACATGCATCTTTAGCGCTGATAAATCAGTCCTCTCCATTGGCTCTTTGCATAGTTCACGGAACCGGGCCATAAATAGCACCTCAGCGAAATGAGAGTTATGTGGAACAATCTGGCGGGTAGATGGTTCAATCTCGTTCAATACAGGCCACGTACGATGAGGATCAATAAACATATCCCGCTTTTCTGTTGCCAGAGCAATTAAATCAGCACGTTTGACGATAGGACTAGGGAGCGGTGGTAACCCGAATTTTTCACGGATAACCCAATCAAAGCGATTTTCTATACGCTTATAGTCAGGTAACAGGTGTTTTAACGGTGATGGAATATCACAGCAATATGCTTCGGCGGCATCGTGTAATAAAGCTTCTAAGGCGAACTCTTCCGGGACAATATGACTAACAAACACGGAGTGTTGAGCAACGCTATAAAATGTATGCACATGCCCGGAATAACGGCATGTATGAGCCAGAGCCTGAGCAATATCAGAAATGATAATGCTGTCAGCTGTTGGGTTCAGGTAGTCCACTTGACGGCCTGAAACGGTGCAAAGATATGTCATAGTGCGTCTCCTGATTGAGATTTCTGCTCTATGTATTTCATGATACTTCTGGCCACATTAACGGCCCATGAACTCGCCTCGAAAGACAATGAACCATTGCCGCCACGCCATAAAAAATCAGGCGGAAAACTATTAGTATCAGTGACCCATTCATTCCATTGCTGCTGCATACACTCCAGAATTATGCCGGGTGTTAATGCTGATGAATGAGCTTGTTGCTGGCTTAGTTCCGGTGATGCTGATGCAGGTAACGAAACAAATTTATGAACGCGGTCTAAGTGCATTTCATATTCATTGTGATCTATTAGATATCGAAAAGATGATTTCGATATTTCAGTAATAGTGGCAGTGTTGTGGCCACCATTGACCCAATACACTTTACACCGTTCGCCTACCTCAGGAATCCAAGCTACTGACTGAGATAGTACCGGTGACGCGTAGAGCGGGATGTCACGACCAAAACCAAACGGTTTTTTCCACATATCCCCATTATTTTCTTTAAAGCTCAACTCTTCGGAATCAGTCCACGCGACAGGCTGACCCTCTAGTTGTCTATATGCCAGTAGCTCTCTGGCGATAAAAACGCCTTCTTCCTGGCTCTGACGAACTGAGCCATAAGCTATTTTTTCCAGTCTCTCAATGCTTAATTTATCACTCATCATCACACCTCTAAGTTTGCGTGACCGGTCACGTCGGTTAAATTCAATGAACGACAATCCCGCGTAAACCAGCACGCCGATTCACCTTTAAATGAACTGCCACAGCCTTTAGGTAAGTCTTCACCGCAGTGCTTGCATGTTCCGAGAAGGGCTTCCTGACGCTCTAATCGTTCGAGTTCGCACAGGAGCAATAAAGAAATAAAGTCATTACGGGAGTAAGGCTCCCGCCCCGGATTACGGCGAGCGCGTAACGCTTCCAGCGCTTGATACTCGCGGTCGCAAAGGATCACTTCTAAACGATGCTGACCAAACCGTTTAGCCTGACGCGCCCGCTGGAGGCGCTTACGGGCAGTTGCTTGAGTTTTGGATTTAAGATTAGACATCGGAGATAGACTCCAGCATTAACCCCTTAATTCGCTTGTACTGGCGAACGACTGAAGCGGCTGTTTTGAACGTAGGTAGATAGAATTCAAAACGACTGCGCAAGTTTGGATATTCTTTTAACGACTGGCGCTTACCGAAAATCTTTTCTATCTGCTTGATTTGACGAGTGGTATAGAGAGCCGCACTTGCTTTACGCCAAAGAGTGACCACCAAAGGATTGAATGAATCACCACTAGGATGCCCCCAGCTGTACTGAATACTATTGTCAATGAAAACAAACAGCTCCGTTTTCCCCTCGCTCACGGAACGGCGAGCGATACTGATGGTCAGGTCATTTAATTTAAACTCCACCCGGCCGAATAGGGTCTTTAGTTCAGCCTCGATCTCGTTCCATTTTTCTTTAGTAATCATTTGACTATTAACCCCGCGACTTTCTTACCCACCCAAACCCCAAAGCGGATCCAGTAAATGGCGGCGATAACACCAAGGTAACCACCAAATCCGATCCCCACACCCAGCCCAATGACCGCAAGCAGAATATCAATCACGTCTTTCATAATGCGGGCTCCTCATCCAGACGGGTATTCCAGCACTCAATCGCGGACAAGAACGCGGCCTCATGAATGCGCAGGCATTCGTCTTTATCTGCAATCGCGCCCGTCATGCCTTCAGGTGGAGTGAAGTCACCAGGGACAGAAGCACCGCAACACTCGCATTCAACACTGTAGTAAGGTGTCCATGAATTACTGACAGTTAGATCGTCGGAGGCGCAGAACGGACAGTTTTGCAGAGCAGGATCGATACCTTTTTGGTATTCGCCATGTCCTGACCAGTCCGTATTTAATGCACCAATAAATGTATATTCCATACCGATTACCTCGATTTAGGCGTAAGCCAGCCCCGGCGGGTTTACGCCAAATAAAATTTAAATAGTGTTTAAATCAGGTTTAAATAATGCTTAATCTTCGGGTATTAATTCCTCGCACTTCACAAAATAAGGTGACTGGTTAATTTCGACTATCGCGCCATCTTTACCCATCGTTGCCATAGCGACCGTTTTAACCACCTTGAACCCCATCAAAACCGGATCATGAATACGCAATAATGACCCAACTGGCCAAAGCTGATTAAACTGCTCCGCGTCGTTACCTTCGACCTTGGAAGCCACCAAGGGGAGAGTACCAAGAAAAACCAGAGCCACTTTCAGACCACGACGAAACGGCCCGACTTCCGCTTCCGTAAGGTGATGAGTTTTACCACCATCAAATTCCATCGGCTTATCGGCATGTTCGATAAGTGTTTTTACACCATCAACGGCGTTTTCGTGCCAGTCGATAATGCCTTGCAATAACTCAGCATATTTCAGATTAGTTGTCGGCATGATGTCCCCATCCATTTCGGTCAAGTGATGCGCAGGTATCACGGCGCTTAGCGGCCCATTCAATATTTTCATCGCGGTTAGCGACCATCGCGGCCCGATGCCAAAAAATCGAGGCGTCGGAATAATCGCTGGTCTTCTCACATTCCACGGCTTTTTTAGATAAAACAGAATATCCACGATTGGCCATCGTTAAGCCCCCGATACATCAAGTGGGATAGCGCTATAGTCATCGGAATCACCCAGACGCTCGTAAACGCGAATATAGGACTTACTCCCCACCACCTGAACCGCCTCGCCAATAGCGTTCATAGCTCGCTGCCAGCGCTCATCAGCAATCTCATAGCGGCGTAGGGCAAGGACGCGGCCGGTATTGATATTGCCTTCTTTATCCGTATCAAACGCCTGAGATACGATGGCGTGAATTTCAGGGCGGCTCCCTTCAATCCATTCAGTGACGCACTCATCAATCAGCGCCTTAGCTGCCTGTAAGCGCTCATCAAACGTAATACGTTCTTGAATCGCAACCTGAACCCGATACTTACCATCGTAAGTGAACAGAGAGATATTCCCTTTTTTACCGCCGACATTGGCGCCATATTCCTCGGCAGACAGTTCTTTAAACGCCTGAATATCCGCAAAGGCACCTTGTTTAAAGGTGGTTAACTGGTCGCTCACCGCACGGGCCTGCTCGACGATAGCCCTGACGAGTTGGTCACGTTCTTTGTCGATCGGCTTAATCAAGTTCTCTGGCGTTAGGATGCCGCGAGCATCTTTCCAGTAGCCTGGGAGCGTGGTGTTTTCAATGGGTTTTGTCATCATAATTACCTATCGTTGTTGATTAATGGGTGTACTCAATCCAGACCACGCGACAGCCGTGTAGCGGGTATTGAGCTTGTTTATACTTACCGTATTGCTTATGACCGAAGGCATAGTAAACGGCGATTTTATCGTTGATAAAACGGGCCAGTGCCGGGGTGTATTCCACCTGAATAGTGGGTTTGCCGGGCTGGCAAAGGTTGATATTGGAGACAAGGATCCCCTGAGCGGTGAGCGCCATCACGGCACGTTCGGCATTAAGCAAGGAGTCTGCGAACATCAAGTTATTCTTATTACTCTTCGTCGGTTGCGCTTGCATAACGACCCCTTAATTAATCAGCATCTGAGAGAACTTCCTGACGGCCGCGGCTGAAATCGGCGCATCACTGATATGGCACATACGAACGGTGCCCTGGATTAACTTGGACAGGCGGCGGGCGTTACCATGGGACAATGAATAAAACGCCTCACAGGTCTCATCATCAAGGCCATCAATCACCCCGGATGAGATAGCCCTGACATCAGCCTGCGGTAAGGACTGGCCAAGGTTCAGAGCAAAGGCAACACGACTATAAAGCTGCACGAGCTCACCACGCTTGCCCTTCAAATTCATAATGAGCCGAGGCATACCGGACAGCACTAAACCGACACCGGACAGGTCATGGATACGGCGTAGCACCTCTAACGGGCGCAGAGACAGCAACTCAGCCTCATCAATAATCAGCAGCAGGTCAGAGCCTTTCAACTTAGCGATACAGGCTTCCATGAGCTCATGCAGACTGCCCATTGTTGGCAGGTTTAACTGCTTGCATAACTCCGTCAGCAAGACTTTGGCGGTATAACCGGGGTCAACTTCAATCAGAAGGACAGAGGTTCTGTTTTCATCTGCATACCGTTTCAAAATCATGGTCTTGCCCAAACCCGCCTCACCGTACAGGACGTTGATCTCGTGGCTCTCATGTGCGATTTTTATCAATTCCAGCCCGCGCTTGGCGGTAGAAGTCATGATAAACGGCACTTTGATATTGTGTGACCGGTCACGCTCGCGACTGCGTTCAATGAACGACTGAATGTCCGCTTCCAGCGATGGCGTATCACCGTTGTATTTATTGGCTAAATACAGGCTGATGGTCGCGGTGCTTTTATTGATTGCCTGGCCAACACGAGACTGACTCAACCCTTTAAGGTTCATCAGCTCGATTAACTCATTCTTAACTAAGGACATGTTTAATTACCTCCAATGGCGTGTTTTTGTTGATTGGCGCGGAATTCATCCCGCTCCGATTCAAACAGGAATAACTCTTCTGGGTTTTCTTGCGGAACAAAGACGTCGGATAACAAGGTACTAAAATCGGGGTTCGCCTCTTCCAGAGCGGGGCGTAGTTCTGCGCGCGCTGTATCGATACGCAACTGTGCGCGCTTCTCCATACCTTCAACGCGCTTTTGTCTTTGCTGGTCAATTCTGGCCACAGGGAATGCGGCGCGCTTATTGCCGTTCCATTTCGCTTCACAGACAAAGGTTCCGTCCAACTGGCGGATAATGACCTTACTCGCATCGTGAATATCAAAACTGACGGTCACGAGCTCACCATCAACATTAATCAGCGACTCGGAGAAATAATCGTTATTAAACAGTTGCACCCAGCCTCGCTGAGCGGTGCGGGTCACCTGAGGCATGAACATATTATTCAGCTCAATGTCAGACAGATAATGCATCGCCTTACCTTCTAGCAATTCGGCGCGGTACTCGGCAGGGGTGTAGTGCTTACCGTTTTTCTTCGGTAGTTCGCTATGACGGTGCTGGGTGTTGTACCACTCGATACCGTCCTCCAGTGCATCAATCAGTTGATTCCAGCTTGGTAATTTAGCCATCGCGTTGCGCTGAGTGGCATTGAGTTCTTTACCTTGATTCTGAGCATTGACCGCTGAGTTAATCTGGCGAGAAGTGATACGGACATGATCGCGATCGGCGCTACTGCCGTGGAACGTCGCAAACTGAGCCGCTATGCGATACAGGATGGTTTTATGCGCACGTTCGATGATGCCACGCCCCTGAGGATTACCGGGAATACCGAGCTCATGGCCAATACCCAGGCGCGGAAATATCCCCGTCACATCGGCATCAAAGATTTTATTCTTCTCACCGCCACCGTTATCCGAATAATAAAACAGCGGCAGTCCGTTTCGGCTCATGCCATAACGCAGGGCATCAGCGACAGCGACAGTATTCTCCGAAAGGCTGACGCTCCAGCCCACGACGTAACGGGTTACGCCGTCCAATATCATGGTAACTTCAGGAATAAACGGCTGGCCATGAATAGGGTGAGCCACCTTCATCTTGAGCCCGTGACCATCACCAATCCAAACATCATTCACGGTGAGTTGTGACCAGTCACGCTTAACGTAAGTTTGAAGCGATCGCCACGCTGCACCGGTAACCCGACCTCTTAGTAATACGCTCTTCGGTAACTTGTCTAATGCTCGCTGAACAGCATCAATCAACGGTACCGCACCCAGCATGGCGGGCTGGTCTGCGTACACCTCAGCCCATTGTTTACAGAACTTGCGATAACATTCAGCAACCGACTCTCCCTTAGGTTGGCGATAGATGACCAGGAACATTGGTAACCAGGCAATATCCTGCGCTTTTTTGGCTTTATGATGACCGGGTGATAACAACATCAGACGTTCGGCACTGTCTTCAGCGCGGAGATAATCGACAACCCATTGATTTAATGAGCGCTCGCCGATGGTACGAAACGCACCCTTACGGGCGTTAGCCTTCTCGACATGCTGCAATAAATGCGCCGGTAAAATACCTTCCTGCGCCTGAGAGACAATCAGGCGGATAGCACGAATACGTCTGAGGCCAGCCTGACACTCGAGGCGAAGCACCTCCATAACCAGTGCCATACGGGAATCAGCAATCCCTTTTTGCTTCTCGGTCAGTTCACCCAGTTTACTTTCCAGCAACGCCGGACACTGGCGTAGCAAATCCAGTTGCACTGAAGGCTGAGCCTTGTTGGTATTGAGGGGTTTGGGTTCAACGTCTTGTTGTGACGAGTCATGCAAGATCGCACTGAAGTGATTCTCGCGAACGGTGAGCTGGGTTTCAGACGGAAGGCAGTCGATGTGATACTCAAATGCTTTTGAACCTTCCCGGCGGCGTTGCATATTTGGTGAATTAAGTACCACTTTTTTCAGTGATGACCTAACCCCTTGAACAGTGCCAGGCATTCCAGTCAAGCCTACAAGCTCATTAGCAGACAGATACATATCACATCACCCTCACTAAATACCTGCTAGGCCAGATTTCTTCAGGTGCAACACCAATGGCATTAGCAATGATTTGCTCATATTTAGGGCACTTCCGGTAAAGTGCATTTTTAACGGAATCCTGGCTTAAACCGGCAGCAAGAGATAATGCCCGCAGACTGGTTCCTCTTACATGAACCTCCGCAACAATGCGGCGCGGGTGCCAATCATTAGTTTTCACTTCATTTCTGATCATCAT